TGGCCGATCGACAGCCTTAATCATGAAGGTGAAGTCGTTGGCTGACTTTCCACCAAGCACCTCGCGATAGGCATCGACCGCTTCAGGTGTAAAGGCGAACTCCACCTTGAACAGGAACTTCAGCTTCGGTCGGAAGTTCGTGCCGCCAGAAAGAGCTGACGCGTAGGATGATGAGTACCACGTGTAGGGATCGCGCTTGCCAATTTTTGTGCCGGGAACAATGGTTCCAGGCAGTCCAAGGGAGCCGCGGACAAAATCCTCCACGGCCGACCCGAAGTGATCGGTGGCCTGCTTTTCTAGTGCGACCTTGGTCGAGCCCAGGATGGCTGAGATATCTGGCATGAAGAGCCCTACATAGCGTGGCTGTATTTATGGGCGCCGGGAAACAACAAGGGGCTCCGAAGAGCCCCTGCTGATGGAAGACGAAACACCTTAGGAGATGTTGCCGCCGAGGGCAGTGCCGTAGCCTGCGCCGGATTCGAGGTGACGTGCGTGGTCGAAGCGGATGGACATCGTGATCGTGGCTGCTTCCGAAGCGGAGTAGTCACGGTCGCCAAAGTCAGCTGACATGATCTGAGCACCTTCGAGGAACCAGGTCTGAACCACACCTTCGTCGCCGTCGAGTTGATCGATGACAGCAGCGAACTTGTAGTCGGAACCGGTAGCCGCGGTGTTCAGCCAGCGACCGTCGAGGTCCGTGCCGATGATGCGTTGCTGCGTTTCGAGTTGGGACTTGACAACTGTAGCGGCGAGGCCGGTGATGTCGTCTTCAACGGTGACGTTGATTGGTTCCCAGCTGTACTTGCCGGCAACGTAGGCCGTCGAGTTGTAGCGGTGCAGCGCGACTTCTTCGAACGTGAGGTTCGGTAGAGTGATCGTGGTGACCTGCATCGTGAGGTTGCGGGAGTTGGTACCTGCAATGAGCTGGCCCATATTCCGGAACGTGATGCGGAACTTGTTCTTCAGACGTGGGTGCAGGATACCTGCGCCTGCGCCTGGAATGCCGAAGTTTGCGAGAGTTGCCATGTATGCTCCTGATACGGGAGGGTTGTTCGTTCGTAGGCCTATTTATCGCGCGGGTCTATCTGGTACGCACTTCTGGATCAGACAGCTTTACCGTTGACGTACATCGCTTCAAATGGGGAGTTGACCACTCGTGGAGAACGCTCAGCCTGAATGCGTCCTTTGAGAGCGGCGATAAGGTCAGGAGTAAGATCTCGTGAGCGCATGCCACCACCGAGGAGGACATGCACTGGAACTGGTTCGTCGCCATTGATCAGGCGGACCGCCTTCATCCGACCGCGACCCTCATGCCCCGTGATCTTCGGCGCCTTGCCATCTTCCTCAAATGGCTGGGTTGAGACAGTTAGGAATGGGATGCCGAGTGCGTAGCCGTCCTTGACAAGCTCAACCAGCTTCTGGGCAGTGGCGTCCTGGTGACCTTCATCATCCAGCACGATGTCAAGGAACATGGACGGCTTCATGAGAACCACAAAGCCATGGTAGTACACCGACTGGTTGAATGGAACCGAGCCAAGGCCGTCCTTGGCCGAGAAGGTAACCTCACCTACTCGATAGTCATCCTCAGCCAAAGCGGGCGTGAACTCAGCAACTGCGCCCAGCTTCTTGGCGTAGATCTCTTGTTCGTAGAGGAACTGCTTGAACGTTTTCATGGTTCTATTTACGACAATGGGAGACCGAAGTCTCCCATTTGGATCGAGCGGGGTCGCTTAGACTACGAGCGGACCGTAGGCAGCTTGTGCTGAGACGAGGTCAGCAAAGATGCTGGCTTCATCAACGAGGGTTGGTGCACGGGTGGCAACGAGGTACTGAACCACGTACTTCGTGACCAACGGATTGGCAGTGATCTGCACCGAGACGATCGTAGCCTTGCCGATGCCGAACGATGCCGGCATTACGACGAAGACTGCTTGGCCTGGTGTGTAGGCGTAGGTTGCGGTTGCCATGTCCTATCCTCAGATTGCCGCGCCGGTGGAGACCACGCGGATTGGGATGTAGATGAATTCGGCTGCCTTCACCGGCTTGATGGCCACGTCGAGCCAGAGCTCGTTGCGATCAACGCGATCAGCGGTGTTGTTCGTGCCATCGCAGATCGAGGCGAAGTCGTACAGACCACGCTTGATGAGGATGTCGTTCATGATGCCGTCCGAAGCCGTCTTCAGGTTGTCGCGGGTCAGCTGGTCGTTTGGCTCGAAGACGAATGGCAGAGCACCCTTGCGAAGTGCGCGGCGGAGGTACATGACCAGACGAACGACGTTGATGCGGTCCAGAGCCGAAGCTGCTGGAGCAGACGTCTTCTGGCCCCACATCAGGAGACCGCGACCTGGGAAGAACACGATCGGGTTGATGTTCTTGTCGTATTCATACAGGTTGTCGCGTTGACCTTGATTGAGGTTCGACTCGATGAAGGTCGTTGCCGTGCCAGGGGTGCCGCTGTAGTAGCCGACCTTCGAGACACCGACGATCTGACCGCGTGAGACACCAGCTGGTGGGGTCCAAACGTAGCCAGCGTTGTCGCTGTTGGCGATGACTGCGAGAGCCGTGCCGGAAGGCGCTGCGAGAACGTTCGTGCCGTCGATGTTCGAGGCAAGGCACCATGGGTAGTAGTACGCCGCGTTTGTCGAGCTGAAGCGCTCGGAGGTCAGCGACCACTGAGCCACTTGGTCTGGCGTCAGGCTGGCTGGGGTGTCAGCGAGAACGAAGGCTTCTTCGAGGACGGCCCGCGAGAGCTGAAGCAGTTCGTCGACGACTTCTGGGTAGCCTGGGCAGAGAATGAGGTTGTACTCGTACAGCTCGGAACGAACTTCGGTGTTCGAGTTGATTTCAGCCTGCAGGGCGGTCACGACAGCGAGACGCTTCTGCGCATCAGATGCACCGAGTGGGGACGTGATGGTCACCGAGGAGCAAGGGATCGTGAACTCGTCAGCCACTGCGAATGCCACGAGGCCAGCGTTGACCGTGAAGTTGACGCGGTTGTTGTCGTATGGTGAACCAACGACGCCGCTCGACGTAGGACCGGAAACCGAGCCGACGACCGTGAAGGCGGTTGGCGAAGTGAACGTGATGGTCCAGGTCTCTGGCACAGCGAGCGTGTCAACGATCAGGTTGTTGATCGTGCCGTTGCCGACTGGTGAACCGACTGGAACCCAGGTGTACTGCAGCGCGAACTGGAACTTGTCGCCGATGGCGAATGGGGTCGAGCCAGCCGACAGCGTGAAGTTGACGATGGTCGAGTTGAACGAGATGCCAGTTGCACCAGCGCCGATGTACCCGTCGATCGTACCTGTCACCGTGAAGGTGGCTGGGGTGGACAGCGTTGCTGGCGACGTGATGGTCACGAAGATGGTCTGTGGACGAACTTGGTTCGAAACAGCGGTGACCGGACCCATGGTGCCGTTGCCGATACCGTTGTACGACAGCGTGCCTGGGCCCATGATTGGGGTGCCGAGCGACAGGTACGTGACAGGGTCGTCGTTCAGATCGACGTTGGCACGGACCACGAAGGCACGGTTGGCGACGTTCAGGAACTGGTTCAGCGCGAACAGGCCGTACTCATTGCGAGCATCGCCGTGGTACTGGTTGCCGGAGCCGTCAGCACGGAAAGCCGGGATGCCGTACATCGAGAAGGACTGCGTGAGCGAAGTGATGGTGCGAACGACGCTGTTCTCAAGAGTGCCGGCCGCCAGCGAAACGCCGTCAGTCTGGGTCTTGCCTTCTTGGGTAGCGACGAAGAACAGTGGAACTGTCGGTGCCGAAACCGGAATGAAGAAGCTTTCGTTGATGACCGAGACGCTTACGCCTGGGGAAACGAGAGTTGCCATTGGGATTCTCCTGGGTGGTAGCTGACCTTCAGCTACTCTGGTTGTTCATGCGATATTTATGGAGGTGACCGAATCGGCACCCGGAACGCCGTCACTTTGCGGGTTACGGAAGCGCCTGCGGAGGGAACGGTTCCTCACCCCGTGTAGGTGGGCGGTAGTTTTCAGGTGGTGTGCTGTCGACTACCACGGTGGCCAGTGGGTCGCCAAACGGAAGGATCTCGCCGTTCACGTCAACTTCATTGATGTTCATGCTGTCAAGCGAACCAATCTGGATGATGATCTTGCGAACCAGATCGTCCTTGACACCAAGCGGAACGCTCAGGTAGATCGGCATCTCGAAGGTCAGGGTCCAGACGATCATGCGCCGCTCAGTGGAGGACGGGTAGTTCTCCTCGTTGGCGATGTCCGTCAGCTCGACCTTGGTAATGCGAGTCCAGTCAAACTCACCGTCTGACTTCTGGATCTGAACGTCTGGGTTGAACAGCACCAGGATCTGCTCAAGGATCTGGTCTCGCTGCTGGGTGTTCGAGGTGTAGATCGACAGCTCAACCGTGGCATTGTATGGAACCGGCATGGCCCGCTTGATGACTGTAAGGTCATCAGGGAAGACACCGCCGACCTTGAGGTGGGTGCGCTGATCAAGCATGCCTGGGGTGCGACGACGCTCAGGTGCCATGGCCAGACCTGACAGGTGGGCTGACATCGCAGGCAGGCTGAAGACCCGGTTCTGCGTGTTGCCTGCCATGATGGCGGCCACAACCCGGTCCTTGTTGCCGATGACGACTGGAACCATCATGAACTGCGCCTCGTCGCATTCTCCCTTGCCGGTCTGCACCTGCAGACCGTAGAAGATAGAGACGAACTGCAGCAGGTAGCTGCGGATCTGGTTGTCGAAAAAATAGTGGTTGATCATGGCTTATTTACGCTGTTCGCCGTGCGTGAGAAGGGAGAACAGAACGCGGTTTACACCACCAGGTCCATGAAACGTAGATGCCTCGCCCATGACGGTGACCTTTGGATATGAACGCTCAAGGTCCTTCTTTGCTTCATTCTGCAACAGCTTGCACATCAGCTCTGGATCATCCTTCTTACCAAGCGCAACGTCGAACTTGAAGCGAAAGGATGGCGAGTTGTCGATGAGGTATGGAATGATCGCGAAGCGAAAGCGTGGGATGCCAAATGTGGCGCCCAACCGCTCCTTGAACTTCATGAGGTTGTTCTTGTGTGTACGCAGCTCTGGGTAGTCGCCGTAGTAGACTGACGACTCACCGAGGAACTCCTTGAAGGTCATCATCGACCGAACCTCTGTTTGTCCCACTCGAGCCACTGCTCGGGGTACTTTGTGCTGAAATGAGCTTCAACCACTTGGAAGGTGGTGCCCTTCACCGTTGGTTTGGTGGTGTGAACACCACCACTGCGGGTGGTAACCTCTCGAAAGCCGCACTTCTCAAGCAGTCCCTTAAGCGCCTTCGGTGCCATCATCTCTACCATATCGACCTCGGTCTTTGGATTCGAGATCTTGATGGTGAAGTAGCCGCTCTCTGCCGACCATGCGCTCAGCTTGATGTTGCGCCCAGGAACGCCAAGCGCCTTTGCCAGTTCTGGCCACACGAAGTTGTACAGCCGCTCAAGACCTCGATGGCCCGCGTGCGGCCAGCTGTAGGGAAGCTGGTACTTCCCCATCTGCTTCTTGTCCTCAAGGAGGTCTCCTACCTTCACAGCTTACCAGTCAGGGACCGAGTGTCCGCGAGGTTGAGAATCTCCAGCTGCGATGGCTTGTGGGCTGAGCGCTGGTTGCGGCGATCGGTCTCCACGTAGATCCAGTGGTTCTTGATGTGTGAGAACTTGTAGAGCCGTGGTGGGATCTTCAGCTTTGGATCGTAGTTCAGGCGGAAGTAGTCGCCGTCCGAAGCCGTCGACACGTCTGGCATCTTGAAGCCTTCCTTGTACGGCAGACCGTCAGGTGGTAGGCCATCCTCGGTGTATGGGCCAACACCATCGTAGGTGCCAGGTGCATTGAAGCGGTTGGTTCCAGATGCAGCCTCACGAACGTTCGTACCTTTCTCAGGCACCGCCTTAACAGCATCGGCTTGGTTGGCCTCAGTCACGGTAAGCGGTGCGGTCTGAATTTGCTCGATGCCGGCGAAGAAGGAGCCGTCATCAACGACATACTTCTGCGTGTCAGCGGTGCCGAGGATGTCGCGGTGTTCCTGCGATGGGATGAGCTGCTGCGCGGTGAAGCGGTACAGCACTGGCTTCCAGCCTGTGGTGTAGCCCTCAGCGGACCAAGCCACGTCGCTGACCTCCAGGAACTTGCGAACCGGGCGGAGGTTGTGGTCGTACTGCATCTCAGATGGCAGCTCGATGACGTCACCCACCACGATTGGACGACCAAGCTGCGTGACCATCTCAGCGAAGGAGGTGGTGAACGTGTAGACGTCGGCCACCTGAAAGCCGAACTTGGACATGTCGTTCATGCCGTCGAACGGCTGATACGCGACCTTCAGCTGAATGGAGGAGTTCGCGTAATCGCGGTCTCGGTTCTCCATGTAGAGCGTGTCCTGGATGTTGTCGAGGCGCGTGGACTGAAAGTCAAACATCTCCAGCTTTGAGACCACCCATGCATCACCAGTAAGAGAGCCGCCAAACACGAGCGGCACGACGCGCCAGTAGCGGGAGGCAGCCGATTGCTTGAGACCGATGAGCACGACTGGAACGTCAGGCACGTTGACGACGTCTACGCGGTACCAGTTGAGCTCGACTGGCGCGGTGAATAGATCGCCAGCACCGAACGGCGTGGAACCTGCGGTGATCGTGAACGAGCCGTAGGCTGAGTTGAACTGAGTGCCCACGTTTGCAACACCAAGCACGCTCGAACCAGCTGAACCAATGAAGGTGATCAGGAACTGAGAGGCGCTGATGGCTGCCGCCATGAATAGTCCGGGAACAGCACCGTAGCCGGCGTAGAACTGGCCGAGCGTGCCGTTGCCGGCACCGCTGAACATCACCTTTACCGGATCGATCTTGTAGCCGCCATCAGAGCGGTCAACCCGCACCTGTCGAACATGGGTGCTGGAGACAGAACCTTGGGTGATACGAATGCTGGTGATGTGCTTCGCGTCAGCGATGCCTGGTGCGTTCTCATCCTGCCCATATGATGTTTTGCGAACACCGAAGTCATAGCCGATGTAGGATGGCGTTGTGGTGACCACCATTCCAGTCTCAGCTGACGTCCATTCAGGAGCAAGCGAATCGAAGGCATCAGCAGGGGAGCCGCTCGAGGCAAGAGGTTCACCCTGACCAGTGAGATCGATCAGCTTGCCTTGCTCGTGAACACCGAGCAGCTTGAAGAGATTGAGCGGCGCGCCTGAAATGGCGAGGTTTTCAGCAGCAAGGCTTTCTTGGTAGTTGTTCTCAGTGGCGGCGCAGTCACCTTGAGTGATGCGAAACTCGCCAACGCACAGCTCAGGCGGAACGTATGGGTTAGGCACGAGTGGCGCCGTGGCTGAGCCAGGTGCATTGATGCTGCCTGCACCTTCAGGGCAGTCGGTGATTGGCAGAACGGGTACGGTGATCTCAGCCATCAGTGTATGCAAACGGGTCGGTGAAGATGAGGTGGCCATCTGTATCCATCATGACGTTGGCACCATGCAGATCCTCTGGAGGATTGCGAGCGAACACAGCGGCCACCTGTGCGAGGCTTGGGTCGACTGCCTTGCACTTGCGGGCGATCGCTGCCCAGTCGTGTTTCCCAAAGTCCTCGAAGTAGTAGTTGTGGTCGATGGGCTTGTCCTTACCACACCACACGTTGAGCTGCTTAACCAGCAGTTTGATCTTGCTTACAGGTGCACGCGACAGCTTCTTCATGAAGACGATGCCGATCTCGTCGCCATACTCGTTCTCGACGTAGTGCAGGGACACCAGCTTCGGCACGTAGTCGTTGTGTTGATTGCGTTTCACGAACCGCAGCCAATCACGGTATCCATAGTCGTTGCCATCGA